GATTTGGTCAAGCTCTACACCGCCTGCGCCGAGGAAGGCCGGATGCACGCTAAATCCCTGCGCTGGCTGGTCAGAGATCATCCAGTAGGCTTTACCGGCGTAGGTACCCGACGGCACTGTACCCGCCTTGAAGTAGAACTTCGGGATTTTGACCATCAACTGGCCGTCGATCGTCTGCGTGACGATTCCGGCATAGGTCGGGTGGTTGTTGAACCACGCCGCATCGCGGGTGACGGCGGCGAAGTTTTCATCGATGCGCTGATACTGGCCAGCGCCGCCACCCGTAGCCACTTGCACCAGGCCGATGATGGAGGCGAATTGCTGCTTGGTGGTTACGGTCACGTCCGCAGACCATTCTGACCAGCCGAGGCTTGTGCCCTTGTGCCGGACGCGCAGCACATATTGCGTCTGTCCGGCCTGAAGCACACCGGCAGGGACGGTGTATTGCGTCTTGGCCGTGGTGGTCTCACCAGAGTCATGCACGGGGCTGGCCCAGGTGCCTGATGCCAGGCGGATTTGCCACTGGCTGGAGGCGTGGGTGTCCGAGCCGCCGGTCGTAGTAAATGCCGAGCTGTAGAGCGTGGGTTGCTCGGGGATGTCGGTCTGGCCGTTGGTGGGACTGGTGATCGACGGCGTATTGACGTAGGCAAAGGTCGCTTTCGTCGTGAAACTCGACGTCGCGCCCCACGCCGAGGTGAGGCCGGATGCGTCACGCACCCGAGCGCGTAGGTAGTAGGTCGTATTGGTTTGCAGGATGCCCGCCGTGACGGTGGCGGACTGGGTGTTGATCCAGTTGCTGTCCCAGATGACCGAGGCAAAGGTATTGCTGGTGGCGATCTGGAACTGCGCCGCGTCGAAGGCGTTGTTCACCGGCGAGCTATAGCCTGCAATCGCCACGGTCGGCGTTTCGCCGATGTTGGTCGCGCCATTGGCAGGGTTGCTGATGGTAGGCGCATCCGGGGCGCTGGCCGGGTTGGGCACGCCGCCCAGGGCGGTGGGGCTGCCTAGCGCGACGATGTGCAGAATAGTGGTGTCCATGTTCTCCACTACCAGGCGGAGGAAGCCTTCGCCGCGCATGGGCACGAGATATTCATAGTCGGCGTAACCGTCTGGCACGCCGTTGGCTGCGTCAGGCGCGCCGACGCGCTTGACCGACCACTGGCGCTCGCTCCAGCCGGGGGAGGTGATGCTGTCGCGGTAATAGAGCCGCACGTTCGCGCCGTCATGCGCGCGGCGAATGACCACAGCGCGGCTGGTGTTGTCGTCGCCTAAGTTGATGGCCTTGGAAATCCAGCGGCTGCCAACCGGAGCATTGACGCCGCCCGCAGTGCGCGGCGTGAAGGTCTGGCCGGTAAGAAAAGCTGCGCTGCTGTAGTTGCGCGTGAGGTTGGTTGTAAGCCGCAGGCGAGTGGGCGAGAGAATGGCTGCGACGCGGATCATCGACACGTCATTGCCCTCCACCAGCCAGTAGTCCTGCCCGACGCGGAAGGGTGCGGTGTTAGCGACATCGATGGAATCGTCGCCCATCACGCCGTTGGTCACCTGGACGGGCGCGATGTTGCGCAGCCGGTAGCCATCGGCGAAGAGTTCGAAGGCGATGCGCCGGTTGCGGTAGAGCCAGTCGAGTTCAACCGCTTTCTGCACCGACACAGGGCTGGCCATGCCGGAGAGCGTGTCGCCGATCAGGCCCAGGCTCGTCATGATCTCGGTGATGGCCGCGCCCAGGTTGGGGCGTCCAGCGCGTGCGCCGGAGACTTCGGTCTCCAGAGAGGTGGTGCGCCCGTCGAGGGCGGCGAAGTTCTGGTCGATCTCGGCGTAGCGGGTGTTCCAGAGCGACGGCACCGCTTCCGGCTCGTTGTTCGGGATCGGGGTGATGGTGTTGTGCGGCAGAGTCATGATCTACTCCTTTTTCAGAATCAGAATCGCAGGGTCAGCTTGATCTCAATGCGCTCGTCGGCTTCTTTGTGCTTGGGCGCGAAGGTTTTCATGGCGATGAGGTTGCCAGCGGCATCGACCAGCGCGGCTTCTGAGATGGCCACGCCGACAAGCTCGGCTTCCTCGATATAGGCCGTGGCCTGCACCTCGGACGCGTTAATCTGCACGATGGCCGCGCAAACCTTGCGCAGCCGCTCATGAAAGAGCGCGGTACGGCTGGACGGGACAGGCTTGGGGTTTTCCGCGGCGTCGTGGCCGCCGTCGCCAAAAGCCATTTGAGCGACAGCGGGCAGCACTGCACCACCGGCCATGTGGGCGGCGATGCGGGCGCGAAAGGCGTCCAGGGTGACGGCTTCAGACATAAAGGCTCCTCATCTCAAACAGCGGCGCGCGCGGCTGACCCAGCCGCCATTGGCCGGAGACGCGCAAACGCGCGGGCGGGGTGTCGGTGAATCGCGCATGTATCAAGGAACGACCATCAAGACGGAATCGCCCGACATGCAGTGCAGCGCCGATGCGCCACGCGCCATCCAGCCTGCGCCGGATGGTCTGAGGATCAGGCGGCAGCGTCTCGCGCCGCCAGGCCCAGGCGGTGCAGGTTTTGCGCACTGCCTGCCAGCCTTGCGCGCGGCGGGGGGCAAGATGACGGCCTTCAACTGCGCCGCGCCGCTCGCCCACGCGGAAACTGCCGAAAGCGGCGGGCAGTCGCACTGGATCGCCATCACGCCCGAGATGCCAGGCGCGAGACGGGCAGCCGTGCAACTGCTCACCCGGCCATGAGTAGGGCACACAAAGGCGCTTGTCCAGCAGCAGGTGGTAATCGGCAAGCGTGCGCTGAGCGGCATCGATTGCCAGCCACTCCAGCAGGATCGGATGACGCGACACGGGCGCCCACTCGCGCACCGCCTGACGCAGCAGGGCCATGTCATAACCTCGCGCCAGCGCCAGATTGATGCGCACGAAGAAGGTTGCCCAGTGCTGCAACTGCGGCACGGCGGCGAGGCGCTCGATGGGGCGGATGGCGTGCATGCCGTTGAGCCGCCACGAACCATTGACGAGCAACGGCCCGAAGGCGGCATAGATGCGGCGCTGGTCGGCAGGCTCAACGATCTCGGCATCCACCCCGATCTGCGCGAGCGCGCGGCGGATGGCCCACGGCGTGCCCTTCTTGCGGTGCAGGGCGATGGATTCGCGGATCAGGCGGCGGCGATCGGCATCCGTTTCTGCGAAGCGCCAGCCCTCGATCCCCATGATGTGAAGCTGCCGTGCAAGCTCCGGCAGGAAGGCCGCCGGGACGGTCTCGATCAGGTAGGTCAAGAGCCCATCGAGCGGAAGCTGCTCGATGCGCTGCGTGGCTTCCGCCAGCGGCGCAAAGCGCGCATCCAGCGCGATCACATCCGGGGCGAGGCGGTCAGCCATCGGCGTATCCTCCGGCACTCACCGTGACGCTGGTCGCATGTGCCCAGCCGTGCTCAGGGACGGTCGTGTCCGCATTTGGTGCGACAAGATCGACCCGGTGCACCCCCTCGACATGCAGCGCGGCGATGATCTGGGTGCGCACGATGTCAGCCCCCAGGCGGCGGCGCATGGCGTTGAGATGCGCCGCAAGGCTCGCCTCGGCTGCGGCGCGCACGGTGGCGGCGTCGAAGCCTGCGCTTATTGTCAACGCAGCGTTCACGATAAATGGATAATTTGCCGGGTCTTCAACAGTTACTTGATCACAGATGGGCCGGGCATCTTCGGCAGAGGCAGCAGCGAGCACCAGCGCCTTGATGTCGGCGGATGGCAAGCCGGTGTCGGTCAATGGATAGAGCACCACCTGCCCTGGCTCAGGAGAGCGCACGGCACAATCGACGATGGAGACATGGGCGCGCATCGCATGATGCCGGTAAGCTAGGCGCGGTCCTGCGACGCTGAAGGATTCGGGCGCTTCCAGGATGCGCGCGCGAAGCCGGTCGTCGCTCTCGCCGGTAAGACGCGCCACGCCCACCAGCTCGCCCAGGTAGTCGAGCATGGGCGCGCGAGCGAAACGCACAAGGTTTTGCCGCGCGGTGTCGTTGATCGCGGCACGAATGAGCGTTTCGCGGTAGGCGATGAGGTCGATTAAGAGCCGCTCGATCTGCGCCGGGTAGAGTGTCTTGCCGGTGGCCGTCTCGTAGGCAGCGATGATCTCGGCGGTGATCGCCTGCGGATCGTCGGGGATGACTTTGAGCAGATCGCTCATCGCGGCCTCACCTCCGCGCTGATCTCGTCGCCTTCACCGGCGAGCCTGAAGTAGGCGGTGATCTTGATGGCCGCGCCGTCGTCGAGCGCGACCACCACGCGCGTGACCTTGACGCGCGGTTCCCAGCGACGGATCGCCTCGACCGTCTCACGAACGATGTGCGGGCGGGCGCGGTCGATCGGGTAGTCGAGATACATCCACACCCGGCTGCCGAAATCCGGCCGCAGCGGATCGCTCCCCTGCGGAGTGCGCAGGATGATGGCGATCGCCTGGCGGATGTCGTCTAGGCCTTCGACGAAGCCGTCACGACCAAGTGCGGGCTGCCAGTGGTGGGTGGACGGGTGCGGGCTCATACCCTCAATGTTCGGCGAGTTCGGCTTGGAAAGGCATGCGGAAAGGGTTCACCCAGCGAACACATCGGCGCTTCCGGTCGCGGTGCTGGAGCCGCAGCTGACCGGGTCGCCGACGCGCCCGGCGGCGCGCCCGTTGACAAAGACGGTGGCCGAGCCCGCCGCAAGAGCCCCGCCGTGCGGCAGACAGACTGGACATCCGTGGGGCTGCCAGCCGTCGCCCACGCGGTGCCAGCCCAGGCCGTTGACGAAGACGTTGGGGCTGCCCTCGGCATTGGCGCGCGAGGGAAAGCACCCGTGGCCGGTGCATGTGTCGGTGTGGCGGTGCGCGGCGGGCATGTGCTGTCTCCTCACGGGTTGAGGTCAATGCGCGGCGCGCGCAAGGTGAGGTGGGTGTCCGAGACGATCTCGACATCGCCCACGCAGTGGACACGCAGCCGGTGCGCGGCGCGGTCGTATTCGACCGTCGTGCCGTCGGCAAAAGTCGCGCGCGTGATGTCGGGCGAGCCGCCTGGCGATGGATCGCGCGCTGAGTAAATCGCCCCCAGCACCACGCCCTCCTCACCACGCGGGTCGAGCAGCAGCGCCACGTGGTCGCCAACATCTGGCAGATGTTCGAAGTGATCTTTATGAGTGCGCGTGACCAGCACCGGCAGCCAGTAAGTCTCAAGACCATCAACGTCGGGCAGACGCACGCGCACGCGGTGGGTTGCGGTATCGACGGCAGTGACGAAGCCGAA